CAGGACCCACTCGTGCACAACACACTTGGACAGATTTAGATGGAAGAAGATATGCTGCACTTGGTACTTCTAAAGCTTTATATATTTATTATGAAGATAAATTTTATGATGTAACACCTTTAGCAACAGCTATAACAGGTGCAACTTTTACATCTACAAACGGATCAGATATTGTAACCGTAAATAAATCAAGTCACGTTCTTGAAGTTGGAGATTATATTACATTTACATCTGTAACTGTACCAGGACAAGCTACTACTCTTAATGGTGACATAAATGATTCTGTTACAACTATTACACTTACAAGTTCTACAGGTTTTTCTGCAGCAGGCACTGTAAGAATTGGCGATGAATTAATTACATATACAGGAAAGTCTTCAAACGATTTAACAGGATGCACTAGAGGTACAAACAGCACTACTGCAGCATCTCATTCAAGTGGTACAGCAGTTAGAGAAGCAACTGTTACAAGATATAACACTACAGATTTTACTAGTTTGACTTTTGAAGTACTATCTACAGCTACCAATTCATTTACTATTAAAATGGCTACTACTGAAACAGGAACAGGAATGTCTGCAGCAGGTGGAGCTTCAATAAATCCTTATGAAGAAATTGGTCCAACAATTCAAACTTATGGTTATGGTTGGGGTACAGGAACTTGGAGTAGATTAACTTGGGGTTCTGGGACAACCACTTCTTCTTTGATTCTAGATCCTGGATCATGGTCACTTGATAACTTTGGAGAACAATTAATAGCAACTATTAAAGATGGTAAAACATTTGTGTGGAATCCTGGTGTATCAAATCCATTAGAACAAAGAGCAACGATAATGACAGGTGCTCCAACAGCAACAAGATTAACAATTACTTCTGATAGAGATAGACACGTAGTGCACTTTGGAACTGAAACAACAATTGGAGATAACACAACACAAGATCCAATGTTTATTAGATTTAGTGATCAAGAAAATTATAATGTGTATCAACCAACATCAGTAAACACTGCAGGTACATTTAGACTGGACACCGGAAACAAAATCGTAGCAGCAGTATCTGGTAAAGACTACAATTTAATTTTAACAGATCAAGCAGCATACACAATGCAGTTTGTAGGACCACCATTTACATTTTCTATAAGACAGGTAGGTTCTAACTGTGGATGTATCGGCCAACACGCAACTGTATATGCAGATGGTAAAGTATTTTGGATGGGAGCAGGTGGAGGCTTCTTTGTATTTGATGGTACCGTTAAATTACTTCCATCACTTGTTGAAGATTTTGTATTCACGACTACCGGATCAAATGAAGGAATAAATTATTCATCTAATGAAATTATATACGGTTCACATAACTCTTTATTTAATGAGATAGTTTGGTTCTATCCAGCAGGTACACCCTCGGGAAATCCAGCGGTTCAAAACAACAGAGCTGTAGTTTATAATTATGTAGAAAATACTTGGTCTACTATGACACTTGCTAGAAGTTCTTATGCAGATGCAAGTACATACGATGTGCCTTACGCAACAGAATACAACTCAACAAGTATACCAACAATTTCAAATATAAGTGGAGCAACAAATACTTTTGGTTCAACTACTTACTATGCTCATGAAGTAGGTAACAATGAAATAGCTTTAAACGGCGCAGAAACTGCAATACCTGCATACATACAATCAGGAGATTTTGATCTACCTACTGAAGGTGATGGTCAGTACATGTTAAGAGTTAGTAGGTTTTTGCCAGATTTTAAAAATTTACAAGGAAATGCAATAGTAACTATATTTTTAAAAAATTTTCCTATCGACTCTGGAACTTCTTCACAATTAGGACCTTTTACTATAAACTCTACTACAGATAAAATTGATACAAGAGCTAGAGGAAGACTTGCAAATATTAAAATACAAAACACAGCAGTAAATGAAACTTGGAGGTTTGGAACCTTTAGAGCTGATGTTAACCCAGATGGAAGAAGATAATGGAACCAGATTTATTAATACCAGGAGAACAATCACAACCAATGGGAATAGCTCCTTTAGTTGATCAAGGAATGACCTTACCAGACTTTAGAACTGTAGGAGGTAATATAATTAAAAATATTGCTCTAAATAAAATAGGACAAAAGATTGGGTTAGAAAATTTAGGGTCAACTATGTTAGGAACCTCAGTAAGTCCTTTAGTTGGTATTTCTGCATTAGTTGGTAGATCGGGATTAATATCAAATTACTTAGAAAATAAAAGAATGCAAAAACAAGTTATGTCTAATCAAAGAAGAAACGATATACAACAAATTCAACAAAGATTAAATAACCAAGGGCCTTCTGAAGGGGATAGAGGAAGAGGAGATAGACCTGGGGGAGCAAATCAAAGCGCAGCGAGTAGTCCAGGCAGAAGTGGTTTTGATTCATCAGAAAGAGGAGGAGCATTGCATGGCTAAGATTAATGTATATGTACCTGAGCCACCTGCAGAATATACCACAGAAGGCTTTAGACAAATTAACCAAGCATTAGCTACTGTTGAAAATCAATTAAATACTTCTTATCAACAGGACTTGAAAAACGAACAAGATTCGTTTAATTACTTTATGCAATGACAATAAGATATAAAAGCGAAACATTTAATCTAACAACAACTAACGTTACACCTATTCTGACGTGTCCTAGTGATGCAACCATTATAGTTAAAAGTTTACAAGCAGTTCATGATACTGCAAGTAATGTTGATACTCATGCATTAGTGACTAAATCAGGTGGATCAGCTGTAAAAATTTCTTATGAAGAATTAAACAAAGCAACTGCAAATATGGTTAAAAGTTCTTTAAATCTAGAAGCAAGCGATGTTTTATCAATGCAGGCGGGATCGGCTAATGAAATTACAGGTATTGTTAGCTATGCTTTAATAGATCGTTCACAGGAAAATGGCTAGAAAATTTAAAGATTTTGTTGAAAGAGATAAACCTAGGAAAAGACCTAGAAGACATGTTAAAAGCGCTAATAAAAAAAAGAAGTTGCAACACAATAAAAAATACAATAGACAAGGACGTAGACAAAAATGAGTGATATAATTAAAATACCAGCAGAAGCAAAAGAAATTGTTAAACATAAAAGAACTGGTAAAGTATATGCTAGTAAAGATGATTTTGATGCTGATGTTGCTGATCCCAATACTGACACTACTGTGGATGACTTTAGACAAGACCTTGAAATTAAAGTTACTAAAGTTACTATGGGCGCTGCCACCAAAAAATAATGCAACCTCGAGGAGCAACAGAAATCCAAATGGAGATGCTCCATAAGTATGTTTCAAAAGATTTATTAGACCAAGTACAGATTTGCACATCAATACCAGGAAAAGTACCCTTAGACCCAGATAAATTAAACATTCTTTGGCAAAAGAATTCTTGGGATCAACCTAACCTACAAAAATTTTTTAAAGATAAGGAAAGACACGAAGAGTATGATTGGTATGTATTTAATAGTCATTGGAACTATGAGAAATTCAGATATGCTTTTGATATACCCACTGAAAGATCAGTAGTAATTAAAAACGGTATAGATAATTTTCCAATAAGAAAGAAATACAAAAGAGGAAGTCCTATAAAACTTATACATCATTGCACACCTTGGAGAGGTTTAAATGTTTTGTTACGTGCTATGCAAGAAATTGAAAACCCTAATATAAAATTAGATGTGTATAGTTCATGTAAAGTTTATGGATCTGAATTTGAAAAGAACACTGAAAAAGATTTTGAAGCGCTATATGAACAAGCTAAAAAATTACCTAATGTAAATTACATTGGTTATAAACCCCATGAATATATAAAAGAAATGATGCCTAGTTATGATATGTTTGTATACCCAAGTATATTTGAAGAAACATCATGTGCATCGGCACTTGAAGCATTAGCTTCTGGTGTACATGTTATTACTAATAACTTTGGAGCTTTGTATGAAACATGTGCAGAGTGGCCTGTATACATTAATTACTCAACAAATTATGAACAAATGGCACAAGATA